GTTTAACGTCTTCGGACAAAAACCCCTTTATCGAACGGGGTGTTACGGGTTTTTATACTGTACCCCAGTTATTTACATGATTAGACCTCCTGACATTGTGATCCAGACATACGCAGTTGTATGCGATGTGCCTGTAGCTACAATGGTGTAAGTCAAACCTGGAACTGAACACCTCACTTCAGCGACATTCATCACTTTAGCAGCGGTATCCACATTGAAAGCATTATTACCTGTTGCATAGCTACAAGTCCCTCCTTGGGTTACACCGGTTAGACCGGTACCTCCTGATAAGAGAACACTAACTAAGAACGTACCTGCTGTTAGAAAAGTAATTGTTTCTCCTGATATTTCAGCGGGAAAGGTTCCTCTATTCAAAACAGTAGTTCCTGTAAATGGAGCTCCAATAGTTACTCCAGAAAACGATCGATATAGAGATGGACACTTAGTTGGCTGAGGGGTTATTAACTCTATCTCATATGATAGAAATAATTCTCCAACAGTTTGAGTGTCAGATGTATTAGAAGCACCTACAACCAGACGTCCAAAATCATATGTTTTAAGATCAGTTCCTGTTACGGTTCCACTACGGGTGAAAAGTTCCTCATTCTTGCATGGTATGGTAAGAGATAAAGGGCTCCAAACGGAACCTTCTTCTGCACCTTCATACGCGAAGAGGTCTACCTTTCCAACCGGATCTTCATCTAAAGGGTCTTTGTCATACGCTAGTGTAATTCGTCCACGTTCGCTAGTGGCTGATACATTTACGTACTCCAATTTAAGACTTCTGATTCTGTATTTCTCAAAGTTGTTAGCTATACCTGCTAACCAAGGGAATGATTGACTTAAACCAGGTTGAACCTGATATGATTGGGCTGCAAAAGTAGTATTACCTACTACTTCACCGATGTATTCGCGATGTTTTACGACTACACCTCCACTCATACCTGTGATCCTAGCTCGTCTAGTACGGGCTCTGGTATTAACAGCTACAGGTGCATATCCTTTCGGTACACCTGGTGGCTGATAATTAATCATTTGTAAGATATTCTTCTTACCCTTTGGTTTGCGTTTTCTGTTTCTACCTTTAATTTTATTAACAGTCATTTCAAGACCTTGTGACGCTAGCTGATAAGCAGCTTGCTGCACATAGGGATCTTTCAATGCTGTTTGCACTGTTTGTTTTGCGAGAACTAAAGCCATTTTAAAGGTTTGTAAAT